CATCGCCAGCAACAATTAATTGATCATCTGTAGAAGTTATTCTTTTAACTGGAGATCCTAAAACATGATTTAATACTTTTGTATTATATGCACCTCTTTCTACAATAAGTGTATTAATATTTTTAGATCTTACTTTTAATGTTTCTTCGTTTATTGTAATGTAGGTATTGACATCAATGTTTGATGCATCATCAACTGTTATTTCTTGATCAGTTAAACCAATATCTTGTGATAAATTGGTTTCAATATCCCCAGTATAATTTTTAGTTGCTTTTGCTTCTGATGTATATGTAACCTGTCTCGATCCACTGTCTCCAGCAGTATAACCAATTGTGACTTTTTTGATAATATCTTTGGAAGTTTCTGGACCAGAAATTGGACCAAACAAATAAGTTTTTGCAGTAAAATTTAATGTATAAATTAATGCCCTTCTTGTATTGAAATCACCTTCATAATCATCTTGCATGGTGATATTTTCTAAAGTTAATGGAATATCTCTTTTTTCACCAATACTTTCAACTAAATTTATTGATAATACAAATGATGGTTGAAAATATGGTAAAATTTGCTCTACAATTTGAAGCATGTCATCATTCAATTGTGTCATTATAGATAATTGAAAATCCATATTATATGGAACTGGCATGTATGCTTTTCTAATATCTTTACCATCAACTTTTGTTGCAGCAGAAAACGCCTGAGTTGGTGCTAATTTTCTACTATTATCATATGCCAAACCAACAAATTCAAATGACATTCTTGGTAATGTTATTTGAACTGGTTTATTTAAATTTGGTTCTTGTTCCAATCTAGCAAGAAATTTTTGTGTTGGACCATATGCTAAAGGAACTTTTATAACTTCTAATAAATTTCCATCAGAATCTTTTTTCTGTATAGAAATATTATTAAAAAGAGTACCAAAAGTTACAATGGTTTTCCTTAAAATTTCGTGGTAAAAATAATCAAACATTTTTTAAACTGTGCCAAATGGATTTTGTTCTGAGAAATCTATTATTTCTGATGCTTCTTGCTGTATTGTATAATTTTGAGCAAAAGGATCTTGAATATTATCTGTATTTATAATTTTTATTTTATAATTGGCACCAGAAGTCTGACCAACCAAGTATTCATTAGTCATAAATTCGCCAGTTATATTTGATAATGTTAATGTTCTGGTATTACCATCCCATTCTTTAACTCTTCCTCTAACACTACTTATAGATCCAACAACAACTTCATTAAAACTAAATGATCCAATGCCTGTAGTTGGTGGTGAAGAGAAACTTATTGTTGGTGGTTGAGTGTAACCAATACCAGCATTTATCAATTTAATTTCAGTCACTGTACCTGCATCATTTATAACTGCTCTACCTAAAGCAGGTTATTTTTGGAACGAAGTTGTTGCTATACTTACTGATGGTGAAGTTGAATAACCAAATCCTGGATTTGTAACTATAATTGACGTTATAATTCCAGCATTATTAACTAAAGGTCTACCTTTTGCTGTAATAAATTTCGTTGGTTCAGAAACTAATATAGTAGGTGGTGCGCTGTATCCTGATCCAGGATAAGTTATATTAACATTCGATAATTTACCATTTGATATTACTGGATTTGCAACAGCATGTTCAAATTTATGTAAAAATAGTGTATTAATTGTGCTTACAAATTCTGAAGATGGAATAGTTGTATCGTAATCTACACAATTATTTTCAATCCTAAATTCATCAATATAACAATTAGTGTTGGTGCCACTGCTTATTTCTATTCCTTCTGAAGCAACATATAAATTTGGTTCACCTCCAGTTAACAAGTATTCATTACCATCAACAACTATTAAAGTATTAAATCCACTATAAGGATTTTGTGTTTTTTGGAATGATATAAAATGCCATTCTGAATCATTTAAATTGATTGGAACTTCAAATATGCTTAAACCGTTTAAAATATCAACTTCTATTCTTGAATTATTTTTTAAATTTATTTTCCACTCATATGACCCATATAGACCATTTGAACGTATTAAATTTCCAGATTGATAACCAGAATTTAACTTTAAGAAAAAGTCTACTCTACCGTTTCTGAAAATATCAGAACCAACATTTTTTGAAACTATATTTGGTGTAGTTCCATTTAAATAACCACTTGTTGATCCGAATTTATATGTTGATGTTGTTAATCCACCACCAGTAAATTTAATATTGTTTGCAACTGCAGTAGTATAACCAGCACCTGGATTGGTTATTGAAATACTTAAAATATTTGAATTACTATTTAATACTGATGATACTGTTGCATTATTCAGTATTGGATTTGGGAAACTAAATTCTCTTGTATTATCAAAAAATCCTTGTTGATCATTTATAGAAATTGAGGTTACAAATCCAGATGAATTTATATTTGCAGTTAAATTTGCTGTTGCAGTAGAAGAAGTTCCTGGTGCAGAAAATGTAACTATCGGTGGTTCTGCATATCCATAACCACCGTTAACTATTGTAATAATACCAACTATACCATTACCTATAACTGCAGTTGCTTTTGCGCCACTTCCACCACCACCTATAAATGCTACAGATGGTGCCATTGTATACCCATAACCAGTCTTTGTTAGTTCAATACCCTGTATTCTAAGTAATGATGCATTCGGTTCACATAAATCAGTTATACCACCAATCATGGTTGCAATTCCAGATGCAGTTCCCGATGGATCTGGTGACGAAGAAATTGCTACAGTAGGAGTTGACTTATATCCCTTTCCTCTATCCGATAAGGTTATATATCTTACACCACCAAAAACTAATCCAGAAGTAGCAACTGGAAGAGATCCAATACCAATCATCTTAAATGTTTGAGTATATCCTTCATTCTGTACATTATCATCAATAAATTCTATTCCAGTATCAATAACTTCATTATTATATCTGAACAGTTCACACTTTAATTCATAAGTATAATTTCCTTTTAATGAATAAAATGGTTTTTCATGTTCTACATATTTAATTTCAAATAACCTATCACCTAAAGGAAAATAAATTAAATCACCTTCTTTAGGTCTATCATACAATTTAATATTAGGTAGATTTTGTAATAATGGTTTCAAATAAACTTCATATCTTTCTCTAGAGATTGTTAATGTTAAATCATCTAATTCTTGTACTCCAAATTTTGACATCAAGGTTCCTAAGTTTCCATATCCATCATATGTTTCTACATACGCCTCTATAGGATATGCATATCTAAAGTCAGAATTTACTACTTCTTCAATAATAGTTTTTTCATTAATATATTGTCTAGGGATATAATAAACATCTACACCATAAATCTTTATTTGTTCATTTATTAAGTCTTGTACAAGACCTCTTTCGGTTATTGAACCTTGAAGAAAAAATGGATTGAGTGCCATATAAAATTACCCGATCATGTCTAAAGGTGGTAATTCGTATGTTGAAGACATTTTATTCATAATCTCATCAATTTCTCTTTGCCCATCATCATATAATTGTCTACCATTTAATTCAATTCCACCTGGAAGTTTTACTCCCTGGAATTTGATAAGATTTTGACCCCATTGGCGTTTAATTAATGCAGTTAAGTATGGTTTCAAGAAAGAATCATTCCAAACTCTAGAATAATCACTTGGATCTAATGCTCTATAACAGTCTATTATTAAATATTCTCCTGCTCTTAAACTTGACCAATCAATATCAAGATACAATCTATCCATTCTTTGATTAAATCTTATTTGTTTTTGTGTGGTTAAAAGAAAATCAATATCTTCAAGATATCTTTTAACCATAGAATAAGTTAACAATTCAGTAGAACCCCAATAGTAAATATCATTTAAAAATAGTTGATATTTAATACTAAACATTCCACTTGAAATGCTATTTGAACCTTCAAAGTGGAATATTTTATTAATACCGATAATTGATGGAGGTACTTGCAAATAATTGCTGGTTTCAAAGTAATTAAATGTTGTTGGAGTGCCTGCAATATTTGTAGTTGCTGAAGTTGTGGCGATACCAACGCCACCCATTTTTGCTCTACCCCTATCAATATCGTTTTGAGTTATCTGATATTTTAAATACATCTGAGAAACACCATCAAAATGTCTCTCTTGAAAAAATTGTATTGCATCATCAACCAAGTCTTCAATTTGCTCTTCAGCAATATTGATTTCTAAAACTGGTGCTCCCAATTTTCGTAAACAATAATCTATAAGTTCTTGACGTGATGATGGTTTTGCCATTTTTTTATAATTTTCCTAAGTTAGAAAGAACTTCTTGCTGATAAAGATATAATTTTATATAAGATTTTGCAAGATTTTTTAAACTAACAATATCATCTATATTATCTATATCTCTAGATAATTTCTCATATTCAAATGATTTATTCATATCATTTAATTGTATTTTATTAGGTTCCATTTGATAAATTTCGTAATAAATTTTTAATTTCAGTTAAATCAGATTTTAAGTCACTAACATCAGATTTTAACTGATCCATTTCACTTTGAATGTTTCTAATAGTACCAAATTCTCTCTTTTTAGCATTTCTCAAAGATAGATATGCTTTATGAGATTGTTCATCTGTGTTTATTATAGCATTGGTATGGACATCCCTAACGAGATGAGGATGTCCATCCACATTTAAAAATCGTCTTTCCATAATTATGCAAGTGCAATCGCTCTAAGATCTTTTATTCTTGGTGGGAATGCCTGATTTGTCGAAGTACCTACTAACTTTATACTAAAATATCTAAATTCAGGTAAATTATCTATTGAGAATTCATAATCAGCAAAAGTTAGTTCCTTACTATCAAATCCAAGAGTAGTGTTCTTAGATACAAATTTGTTAGGTAAACCATTATTATTAGAAATATCAATTATATTACCGTTAATATCTAAATTAGTATATCCTGGGAATGGATAATAAATCATTTCACTTTCTAAAGTATTTGAAATCGCATAGAACGCTCTTATTTCACTGAAGTTATTAACATATGCTGCTAATAAAACTTTTATGGATGTTGCTGAGTTTTCTAAACGAATTACATTAGTTGCATAGGAGAATGCCGAAGGATCTTCTAAAATAGATGCAGTTCTACCATCAGTAGCATAGTTTTCAATTACATTATTAAT